TTTAATTATTAGTAACCAGCGACTCCACCAAATCGTGTCGCAGCCAATGGCTCACTGCAAGAAAGTGCAAGATATCCATAAACTGAGAATGAATTGGTCAAGCCTGTGATTTCTTCGTCATTTAGACGGAATGGTGCACCAGCAGACTCGTAAGTTGTAAGTGCTGCAGAGTTCATTGCGAACATTGCAAGCGCATTAAGTGCTGGGTCCAATACAACTGGAAGACCAAGAATATTTCCTGTCAAACCAACTGGATTGATTGAGCCGAATGTGTTCTGAGTTGCGCCAACATTTGAAAGGATTGGACGGTTTGAAGCATCAACAGCCTTAGCAAGATTCTTGAATATTGTCTTGCCAACAAGAAGAACTTCAAGTGCACGACCTGAATTCTCGTTGACTTCTGATGCAGAATCTGCAAGAGCCTCAAGAATGTCATCAACATCAAATGATGCGAGGTTTGTTTGGTTAAATGTATTTTGTACTGCAGTAATCTTTGCGATTGCAGCAGCATTTGTAGCAGCAGCATACTTAGCGACCATTGCACGGAATGCAGTGTCAACATAAGCAATGCTTGAACGCTCTACTACCTGGCGTGACATATCTGTGTATCCACCGTATGTCTTGATTGGAGCAGTTGCAGATGTTAGAGTCAACTTGCCATAATCAAGTGTGTCTCCTTCAGCAGCCTGCTCTGAAACTGCGGTTGTGTTTGTATTTACAAGTGGGTACTCAATGTTCATACCATCAGCAGGCAATGCTGCAGATGAAAGTGTATTGAATGTTGGGCGACCAGCATTTAGAATACGAACGGTGTCAGAAACCCAAGCGTTCTTTACAATTGAATCGCCTGTGTCTGCACCTGTAAATGAGCGGTGCAACGAAAGTGCATCCTCATTACCTGCTGCTACAGCCTTAACCCAGTCACCGTATGAACGGAACTGTGCGGTAGCAGGAGTTGAAACAGAAGTAGTAGCGAGAACATCAAGTCTACGCTCTAATTCTTCTGCGTGATTACGAACTTCTGCAATATCTGCAGAGTAATCTTTGTTTTCAGTCATTATTTCCTCCTTGACTTCTCTTACTTCAGTAACTGAAGCATTTTCGTAAGCAGGAAATACCACTAAAGAAATTTCCTTGAGGTCAACCTTCTTACGAATGATTGTTTTTTCTTTTTTTTCATCTATTACAGGGATGAAGCCTACTGAGAATGAGCGGATTGCTCCATCCTTAACTAAGTTAAGTGTCTCATTTCCCAAACTTGTTTCAGAAATTTTTGCACGAACTACTAAACCTTCATCGGATTCTTCCATTTCGGTTACTCGTCCAATAACATCTGTGTGATCACGGAACAATTTAACATCTGCAGTTGTATCAAAAGCACCTTTCTCAAAGCGCTCAGACCATCCACCACCAATGTCAATTGTTTCGTTGAATGGAACAGCCACACCAGAAACTTCACGCTTCTCTGTGTCTGTTGCTCGTATTTCAAACGAGCGTTTGATTAAATTATCCATTTTCATTACTCCATTCTACGCTAAGGGTTGGGCAGGTGTTGATGCAGGTTGTGCATCCATTATTGGCATTCCCTCAATTTCACGAACTTCGTCAATTGTTAGGAAGCCTTTGTCAAGACCAATAGCGTAGGCGTTATATCTTGCATTCTGGTTTGGACGAAGAAACTCAGTTAAATTAAACTCAGCCTTTTGTCCTCGTGGAAGCAAGTCGGTAATTGCTTGTTGAATTCTTACAACATATTGCTGTAAACCATCATCAAACAATCTTGTTCTATCTTCGTTGCCATTAATATATGTCATACCTTGGCCTTCAATAGCCATGGACATATACATTGGTGGCACACCAAACATCAAAGCAATTTGACGATTGATGAACTTTTGATTTTCTAAGAACTGTGCCTGCTCAGGATTTAATGTGATAGAGTCATATTTTAATCCTGAAGATAGGACAGCAACACTTCTCTCCTGCTGAGATGCAATGAAGGCTTCTTTATTTTGCTTCGCTACATCCTCAGAGAGAAATTCTGTAGTTGTTAAGGTTCCTGTTGGCACTGCTGAATTACGGAACCAATTGTCAGCATAATTATGTAGGTCTAATGCTGAACGCAAGACTGATTTGTGTCTTTGAAGCGGACCTTCGCCTAATAATTTTTTTGCAGAGGCTGGATGAAGAAGTTTAAGATGAACAATGTCATTCTTTTTATAATTCTTCCCGCCTACCTGATAATAGACAACACCTTTACTATCTTCAGATACGCTAATCTCTGTTGGATGAATAGTTGTTATGTTAACAATACCTCTGGCACCTCGCTTGATTAGCCAATATGCATTTCCAAATACTGCCATGTGAAATAAAGTTGTTCCAAGCCATTCTGATTGAGAAATATTATTCTCAACATCTGGGTAGTCAAGCCAAGCAGGTGTTGTGATCTTTTCGTTTCCTCTGTAGACTTCTACAGGTATTTGCATGATTGCAGTTTCAAGAACAGATACTGCTCTGCTTACTGCAACAAGATTTAATGCAGTTGATTCATTAATAACTATCTCTGACCTTGCAGGTGCGCTCATGGCACGGTCTTGTGTGGCAGGAACAAAAGGTTCGTTGATTTCATAACCTAATCTTTGTACTAATCTATCTCTTAATCCCATTTGTTCTCCTTAAAATACCATTTGCTGTGGTTTTTGTTGCGTTGCTACAAACCAAGTAGCCAATACTGTTGCAACTGCTGCATCAATATCCATTCCGCTATCTTTACGAGCGATTCTCCATGATTCACCGCTATTTTTGCGTACTGCTCTTTGTATTTGCAGCGAAACTATCTCATCTCTTGGGTGGACTAGTTCCTTACGCATTATTGTACGGTATGTGTTGTTTGAGGCCTGTATTAAATCCTTATTAGATGTTGTTTTTACTCTCAAACCTTTCTGTTTTAAACCTGAAGCCAAGTCGTCTAATACATTTACATCCATAATAAATGTTTTGCCGTATTTGCCTAATGTCAAACAGGCCTTAATAATCTCATCAATGTTTGTATTATTGAAAGACGCTACTAATTCTGTGGCTACCCTGCCATCTTCCATAAGTTGAGCGGTAACAATAGATACATGCTCCCAACCAGAGGTACGCTCAATAGCAAACACTTCAGGGTTAACTGGTCGTCCTTCAGGGCATAAATTCCATGCTCCAACAGGCAACCAAGCGTTCATGGATGACACAAACTGGTTTAATCTATACCGTCTGGCATCTGCCTCTGGCATTGTGGCTAATTCGTTCTTGACAGCCTCCCAATTTAATATTCCGCTTGCTAATTGAGGGTTTGCCATCCTGACGGCTTCTTCATCGTCAAGTGCACAACCCTTTGGTGCTTCCCAGCAGAAGAATCCAAATCTTTCCATATCCTCAGCACCATCAATGGCTTTGGATCCGTTCTCATAAAGATTTTTGAGCAGTTCAGATGTGTCATCACCTGCAGTAGTAATACCAATTACCATGCTGTCTGTGCGGGTAGCAGAACCAAGAGCCATAGCAGTCCACACATCAGGATTAGCCACATGAAGTTCATCAAAGATAACCATGGAAGGATGTAAGCCTTGAGCAGTCGCAGCCTTTGCTGCAATAACTTTATATATTCCTGTTTCATCTTTCGTCCAAAGTCCACGATGTTCTGTACTCCTTGCAAAGAAATGTGCTAACAATTCACTTGAATCTACCTGATGTTTTAGCCTTCTATATACTATTTTAGCCTGGTCTGCAGAGGCAGCAACTGATATTACTTCAGGTGCAGGTTCATGCAGGAGCATACCGTAAAGGGCCAATAAGGCACCTAATAGGCTCTTTCCGTTCTTTCTGGGCATGGATATAACTACTTGTTTATAACGCAGCCTGCCTGCCTTTGCAGGGTCAGAATGGCTATCTGGATACCGTTCTAATACACTACGCAATAGCCATTTCTGCCATTCTGTTAATACTAATATTTCGTCATTTTTTTCAGGTAGTCTCCATAAAGCCTGACTAATATTAATAATCTTATCTCCATCAGACACAAAATCGTCTGCCAAAGGCAAGGTGTAATGCGAGGGTAGCCAATTAGCCATTTGCAATAGCAGCCAACATATCTGCTGGTGTTAGGTCTGCTGCCTTTCTATTATTAACACATCCAAGGTTTGACAATAGCCCAATAAGCACTGGTGCTATTTTATGTCTATGCTGTGGAAATTCATCCATAGTCTTGGCAAGCAATACCGCTTGTACTGCTGCTCCCTGATCAGCCTCTTCAAGCCATGTGGCTTTAGATAGGCTGTTTCTCACAGATTGTTCTAAGGTTCCATCCAAAGATAAGGGTGGATTTGGTTTACCTGTTAGGACTATATCTCTTGGTCCTGGTTTTTGTCCTGTTCTCATATTTTCTCCTTTTCACTGTTTATGGTTATGTGGTTTGGTCCATACTCTTTCGGGATTCTCAAACCAAAAATAAAAAAACCACCAAACCATTTTATTCCAAACCATTCAAACCATTGTGCCATATATGCCATTTTATTCCAAACCATTCAAACCATTGTGCCATATATGGGGCATACCATGGTTTGTATATATATATGCCAATAGGGATAATGGGTGTTCTTTTCTATGTCCCGCTTTTTTGCGCCGTATCTCATTATGTGAGACAAGCGTCTCAATATGTGGGACGGCGTATATGCGGCGGTATTTAGAAGATATTGACAAACCATAGTATCTGTGGTATGCGGCATATTGGGCATAATGGTTTGATGGTTTTATGGTTTGACATGGTTTGATGGTTTGGCATATGGTTGGAAAAGGCCGAGATTTATCTATAACCAAACCATCTATCCTGTGTGTCAAACCATCTATCCCTGTATCCAAACCAGGGTATGTCTGTATGCTCATATATATTTCCTATTCCAATAGGGTAGTCTCTTTAGCATTTCGTTCCTTCTTGTACCGTTGCATTTTTTACATGCTGGTAGTAGGTTGGATGCTTCATGTGTACCGCCGAAAGATACGGGCAATATGTGATCTGCCTC